GTTTATATAACACCTAATGGCAATTTTGCTGTGTTAGAATTTGATGAAAATGATAAAGAATATTTTTTAGAACTAAATTCAATTAAAGAATATATAAAATGGGCAGAACAGGAACCAATTAATAATGTTTCTGATATATGTAGAAAGTGTAAATATTATGGCCATTGTTTAACAGAACATTATCGTTATGTAAAAGATTTAGATAACGGTTGTAATGGATATAAAGGATTGTTGGATTACTATGCACAAAGAATGGAAAATTAGACAAGAACTATATCATAGAATGGTTACAGATCATGGTGATGATCTTAATAAATTACAGGTAGAATTTTCTAATGATATAGTTGAAAATGCTGTAAGATATTTTTACAATAAAGATATGCCTTTTATATATCCTTCTAAAAGTTATGTTGTGGCTATTTGTTATGCTTACTGGTTATCAAAAGATTTTAATGAAGATTTTTATGAATTATTAAATGATAGTGATTTGTTATATGGAAATGATCCTCATTTTAAGATTTATGATGCCGACATAAATACTTATGACAGTATATTAAACAAAATTATGCCTTTAGATGAGAATAAAGGTATCGTTCCTGACATAAAAGAATACTATAAGAAAGAGTTTTTAATAGATGAATCTTAATTTTGATTATCAATTTGATGTGTATAAATTCCATGAAATGGGATTTAATATTGGTTTATTACCTAATGATATTGCACAAGAAGCAAAATCTATAATTAAAAATACAAAATTTAAAAATTTCGTAGAGATTAACGAAAAAAATAAGATCGAAGATATTAATTTAAATAATCAATTTCCTGTTGCGGCTTCTTGGTCTCAAATGCCTTACGACACTTTAACTACTATAATGTCTCCTAACAATTCAAAAGAATTGAAAGAAATATTTACAATAAATGATTTTCCATATGAAGAAAGATTGAGAGAATTATATTGTTTTAATAATGCTCCTTTAGAAGTTAAGCATTTAGCAAATAAAGTAATTACAATGGATTTTTTTAAACCTTTGAGAGAAAGCTTTGTTAGAGAACAACATAAAAATACTTCTTGGTTAAGAACAATAAAATCTTTTACTTATGGTCTTTGGAATGGAACTGAAAATTTGCCTTGGCATAATGATACTGACGATTGTTGTAATATGATGATATTAATGTATTTTAACGAAGAAAAAACTTGGAAAGAAGAATGGAAAGGACAAATCTGTTTTGGTAAAGAACAAGAGAACGGTGAAATAAAAGAAATATATCAGCATTTTCCTGTAGATTCTAGTTTTGTTTGTATTAACAATTATAATCCTTTAATGAGACATAAAACAATTGCAAACGATTATAGTAAAAATAGATTTACTTTTAATTTTAAATTTAAATTTGAATAACTTTGTCTAAAGATGGAACGAAATAATCAAAAGTCATAACACGTCTATTTACATTATCATTATTAATATTTGCTTTATGTTTAAATGCGTTGCTTACATTTAACATAAACAAGTCACCTTTTTTAGGAAATAAATTAAATTCTTCTGTGTCGTTTTTAATATCAAATCCATTATTATGTTCTTTAGTATCATCTAAGTACAAATTAAAAACTAAACAAATATTTAAATCTGCCCAAGTGTCTACATCACTGTGCCATTTACGTGCTTTATTGTGAGCTAGATTGACACCTAATTTACGAAGATTTTTATATTCAGAACCAAAAAAACTTACATATCTTTGTTCTATTAATTCTGCAAATTCATTTATTATAGGAATTAATAAAGGGTCATTTTTATAAACAAAATCATCTGATTGATTTCCTGCTTGAATAAAGTTAAAATTATCAAAGTTATATTTAAATGCTTCTGGAAATGAAAATACCGTAAAACCCTTTATATAAAAGTCATTTAAATGTTCAGTTTTTAACATATTTAATATTTATCTTATATAAATATCATTGACATTTTTAATATATTAATGTATAATAACTGTAAAAGGAGTGAATAATTATGACTATTACTATAAATGGTAAAGATTATGATGAGACAAAGTTTAGTGATAAATTAAAAAATTATATTATCGCTAGACAAGAGATACAACAAAATAAAACTAGATTAATAATTGAAGTTGAAAAAATTGATGTATTGACTGAGTACTATAATAATAAAATAGTAGAAGAACTAGGTGACCAACCAGTACTAGAAGCAACAGAAAAAAAATAAATAAGTAAATGGGTGCAATTGCAAATTTAAATATTGATCAAGGGTCAACATTTTCATCAGACGTGTCTGTAAAAGATTTAGTGGGAAATCCTTTAAATTTAACAGGTTACACTGCATCTGCAAAAATGGCCAAAGGTTATTCTTCAACAAGTACAAGAGTACCCATTACTACAAGTATAAACACTGCTACGGGCATAGTTTCTCTTACTTTAACTGCTACTCAAACTGCTAATTTAGAGGCTGCACGTTATGTATATGATGTAAAAATAACAGATTCCTTAAATCAATCGACAAGAATTGTTGAGGGAATCATTACAGTAAGACCACAAGTAAGTACATCATAATATATTATAATATAAACAAAATAATATTATAAATATAGAGTAAAAGGGAGAGACAATTGTCTTATATTGTAGCAAATATTCAAGGAAGTCCATTACAACCTCAACAGGTTTCAGTAACTCTACCTTCAATGGGTAGTTTAAGTAATGCGGCTTTAAATAATTCGACATTAAAACTTTCACTTTTAGGTGACGTAGATACAACAGGTATCGCTGATGGTGCTATTTTACAATATAGAGCAAGCGATCAAAAATTTTTTACTACAACTAATGTTATTACTTCTACTGGTAATTTAACTTTAAATGGAGGCGAGTACTAATAAATGGCAACTATAATTAAAATTAAAACGTCATCTGGCATAGGTACACCCGCAACAGCAAAAGTTGGAGAACTTTCATATTCATACGCTGCAGGTACATACAATACATTAGGAGATAGACTTTTTATTGGTGTAGGTCCAGTAGGGGGAGATGGAAACGCATCACAACAAGTTGCTATTGGTGGTAAATATTTTACAGGTCTTTTAGGTGCTACTCCAGGAACTCTGGCTGCATCAGGTGCTATATTAGTTGATGCAAATAAAGCAATAGATCAACTTATTGTAGGAAATAGTTCTGGTTCATCTGGTTCTATTAAATTAAACGAAGCAACAAATAATGGAACGGATTCCGTTACTATTAAAGCTCCTACAACGCTTGCAGGTAGTGTAACATTTACTTTACCAAGTACTGCAGGTTCAAGTGGACAATTTTTAACAACAGATGGATTAGGAACTTTATCTTTTGCAACTCCATCTATAACATTTACTATTTCAGGTGATACAGGTTCATCTAGTTTTTTAACTACAAACACTTTAGATTTTCAAGGTAACACACAAATTGTAACTGATGTTACAGGTAACCAAGTATCATTTTCAATTGGTGCTGGTTCAATTGGAACAACTCAATTAACTGATGCAGGTGTTACAAATGCAAAATTACAATATTCAAAAACTACTTTAGGTTCTACTGATTTAACATTAGGTAGTACAGTAACTACACTTGCAGGTTTAACACAATTAGATGTTAACAATGTTAGAATATCTGGCAACACAATTTCTTCAACTAATACAGATGGTGATATAAATTTATCTCCAAACGGTCAAGGTACTGTTAAAGTTCCTTCAGGTTACAAAGATAGAACAAGTTTTTCTGCTTTATCATTAGCAACAAAAGATTACGTTGATCAAGTTTCTCAAGGTTTAAATATAAAACAATCAGTTAAAGCTGCTACAACTGCTGCATTAGGTGCATACACTTATAATAATGGTACGTCTGGTGTTAATGCTACATTAACAAAAAATTCTCCTTATGCTACGTTTCAAATTGATACAGGTGTTTCATTAACTGTTGGTGATAGAATATTAATTAAAAATGAACCTATTGCAGGAGCGTTTGACGCATACAATGGTATCTATACAATTACAAGTATGGGTTCATCTTCTGCTCCTTGGGTTTTAACAAGAGCAACAGACGCTGATACTCCTCAGGAATTAACTTCTGGTTCATTTGTTTTCGTATCTGAAGGTGATACAAATTCTAAAAATGGTTATGTAATTACATACACAGGAACTCTTTCATTAGGATATACAGAATTAACAGTAACACAATTTTCGGGTGCAGGTTCAGTTGTTGCAGGTGCTGCATTAACTAAAAATGGAAACACACTTGATGTTGCTGTAGATGATAGTTCAATAGAAATTAATGCAGATGCTTTAAGAATTAAAGCGCTTGGTGTTACTAACGCAATGTTAGCAGGCAGTATTGACAATTCAAAATTATCCACACCTTATTTTACAGTTGCAGATGAAGCTGGAACACCTAGCACTTCTCAAATAAATTTAAATAGTACACTTACATTTATAGGTGGTACTGCGTTGGATAGTGTTGTAACAACCAACACAGTTACATTTAATGCAAAAACAGCAACCGCATCTGCATTAGGAGTTGCATATTTTCCAACAGATAATTTTACTGTAACTACAGGTTCAGTAGCAATAACAACAATAGACGGAGGAACATACTAATGGCATTTTTAGCTTGGCATATTTTAGCAATTTTAACAGTTATGATTGGTTCATTTTTAATCGGTTATAGCATAGCAAAAAAAGAAGATAGAAAAAATTTTACAGTAGTTGAAAAGATTAGAAATATTTTAAGAAAGTAATTTACAATGACAACTGTTTTAAAACCTAAACGTTCAGAGGTACAATATTCTATTCCAGGTACAAGCGACTTACAAGTCGGCGAACTGGCGATGAATATTAGAGACGGAAAGTTTTACACAAAAGATTCTTTTAATGTTGTTAAAGAAATTGGAGGAGCGGGATCTGTTTCTTTTCAAACAGTTTTAGGTAATGGAAATAAAACAACTTATGATATTTGGTTAAATGGTTCTAATTTAGTATTTGAAGGTAATTATGAAAATGCTTTTCATACAAATTTAACAGTCGTTGAACCAACACAAACAAGAACAATAGCGTTACCTAACGATAATGGTACGTTAGCAATGGATGGAGATGCTTTGGCATACTCTATAGTATTCGGTTAAAAAAAATGGCAAGTATATTTACAAGTGCAGCAAATACATTAAGTACTACAAATAATAGTAGTGCAAATGTATATACATGTCCTAATGATAGAAAAGCGGTTATTCACGCATTGTATATTTCAAATACAAACGAAACTCTAACATTAAACGTAAATATAGCAGTAACAGTTGCGGGTAATCCTACTTTTTATTATGTAGGAAGTGGATTATCAATAGATTCAAATAACACTTTAGTTTTAGATAAACCTATCAATTTGCAATCAAATGATATAATAAGAGTATGGGCTGATGTGGCTGGTGGTAGTGTTTATATGAGTATATTAGAGGTAACATAATGTATTGTAAAAATAACATTATTTTTTTTATAAATAGTATAAATAATTACGGAAATATTTAATGGCTTACTTAGTTAATAAATCTTTAAAAAAAGCAGAAGGTTACAATGACGAGTCAGCTGTTCATGCGTTAAAAAAAGATAATACAGGTATTTTAACGTATAGTAAAGTAAAGTTTTACGGTGACGAAGGAAGTATTAACATGAGTGATGGTTCGGGATTTCCTTATTCATTAGACCAAATTGAAAGTGGTTTTGCTACTGATGGTCAAACGTTAATTAATGATGTACAAAAAGGAGTTAGTGAAGGTTCTGATAATAGACAATATAATTTTAACTCCAGAAGTAATGATCAAATAAAAATTGATCATAGAAAAGTGACTTACTATATTAATTCGAACGGATTTTTAGTTGCTAGGTTTGACAAAAGTTATACTTATGCAGCTACACAAGATGGAGCAACAGGCAACTGGGTTTCATAATTAACTAGAGAGAATAAATGGCAGATTTTATTTTAGGTCGTATAAAGTTTCAATTTCAAGGTCCTTGGACAACAGGTACAGCATACATTAAAGATGACGTTGTTAAATTTGGTGGTCAATCTTATGTATGTTTAATTAATCATACAGCAGCTGCAAATTTCTATACAGATGCAAATGCTGCAACTCCATTATGGTCTGTAATGACTTCTGGAACAGATTACAAAGGAGATTGGACATCTGGAAATGGAACATCAACTTTCTTTTACAAATTAAATGACGTTGTTAAATATGGTGGAATAAACTATATTTGTACTTTATCTCATTTTTCTGCAGCAAGTTTTGATCCTTCAAAATGGTCAATTTATGTTCCAGGATTTAATTGGGTTTCTGCTGGATATACAAATGGTGGAACTTATAAATTAAACGATATCGTAAAATATGGTCCATCACTTTATATTTGTACAAGTGCATTACCATTTACAAGTTCTACAGATACAATTGATCTAACAAAATTTAGTTTATTTGTTGCTGGTTTAGATTATGAAAGTTCTTGGAGTTCAGCTACTGCTTATCAACCTGGCGATACAGTAAGTTACGGCGGTTACACTTATACTGCTAATCTTTCAAACACAAATAAAGTACCTTCTACTAATACATCTGAATGGACAGTATTTACAACTGGTTATAGTAGTGCAGGTGTATGGAGTAGTTCAACTGCTTATAAAATAGGATCAGTAATTAATTATGGAGGTAACGCTTATGTTGCTTTACAAGATAACACAAATGCTGCTCCTGCTGCCGCTGGAGATTCAAACTGGTCATTATTAATTAAAGGATTTAACTTTATTGATGCAGGTTGGATTAATGGAACAACATATTATCCAGGAGATACAGTAAGATATGCTTCATCAACTTATAGAGCAAAAATATCTCATGTAGGAAATAACTCAACTACAAGACCTGATTTAGATACAAATGCTGTTTATTGGGCACTAGTTGCTGCGGGAGATTCAAATTCAGTATTATCTGCACGTGGAGATATACTAACACGAAGTGCTTTAACTAATGTTGCTTTACCTATTGGTGGAGTTGGTGCTCAATTATTATCTGATGGAACAGATCCTTATTGGGGTTTTGATACAGGCACAACAAATGTTCTTTGGGTTTCTCCAAACGGAACTGACGATACTGCTACAGGTAGAGGATTATCAAGAGAAAGAGCTTACAGAACAGTTCAATATGCTGCAACAAGAGCTTTAGCATTAGGTGGAACAGGTACTATCAGAGTTTTAACTGGTCTTTATACAGAATTATTACCTATTAAAGTTCCTGCTAACTGGGCAATTGTTGGAGAAGATTTAAGAAGTACAAGAATTGCACCAGATACTACGAATGATAAAGGATATGGTGTTGGTATATCAAAAGATGGTACTACACCTAACGTAAATGCTACTATGTTCTTAATGAACAATGGTACAAGTTTAAGAAATGCCTCATTACAAAATTTAACAGGAACATCAACTGCTGCTGATGCTTATGGACTAACTAGAGTAACTGGTGGTGTTTACATTGCATTAGATCCTGCAGGTTCTATTACTTCTAAATCACCATACATACAAAACGTTTCTACATTCGGTACACGTGCTATAGGTATGAAAATAGATGGTGGTGTACAAACAGGTGGTTATGCCACAATGGTTGCAAACGATTTTACACAAGTTATTGATCAAGGTATTGGTGTATGGTGTTTAAGAGGAGGTAAAGCCGAACTTGTTTCTGTATTTACTTACTATGCTCATATTGGATATCTTGCTGATTCTGGTTCAAAAATTAGAGCAACTAATGGTAACAATTCTTATGGAGATTACGGTTCTTTAGCATCAGGATATGATGCCGCAGAAACTCCTTATACTGCAACTGTTAACAATAGAAACAATCAAGCAAAAATAGGAAGAGTTTTAATTTCTAATGGTCAAGTAAAAAGAATTGAACAACAATATCCAGGTGAAAGTTATTCATCTGCGACTATCAGTTTTTCTGGTACAGGTTCTACTGCAACTGCAACAGCAACGTTTGTAAATAATGCTGTAAAATATATTGCTCCAACTACAGGTGGTGTTGGACATAAAACAACATCAGGTTATGCACAAACAGGAACTTCAACTTCAATAACATTATCTTCATCTGAAACTGCAGCAACAAGTTCATACAATGGTATGCGTATTACAATTACTGATGGAACTGGTTCTGGTCAAACAGGTATTATTTCTACTTACAATGCAGGTACTAAAGTTGCAACTGTAACAACTGAATCAGGTTCAGCAGGTTGGGACTTATTTGGTGGTGTTACTGCTCCAGTTTCAGCTGCTAGTTCATTAGATCCTACTACAAAATATGAAATTGAACCAAGAGTTCAAGTAGTTGGTGGTTCTTTTTCAAATCAAGCACTTGCAAGAGCAGTTGTACAAAATGGTACAATTGTTGCTTACTATATTACGGATTCAGGTTCTGGTTATGGTAGTACTCCTACAATTACAATTACAGATCCAAATGCTTCGGTTTTAGCAACAGGTACACCTGCTTTAGGTTCTGGTGTTATACGTTATTGGACTATTACAGGTGCAGGTACTGGATGGATTCAAACATCAGCAACTGCTACAGTTTCAGGAAATGGTTATGCAGAAATTCTTCCAACGGGAAGTTTTGTATATGTAAGTAACTATACTTCTTTACCGATTGCAGGTAATTCATTTCAATTTGCAAATGATGCTACAACTAATTACTACATTGTCAGTGTTACTGATGCTGGAAGTGGAAATGCTACATTAAGAGTTTATCCTAATATTACAACTGCAAATGCTCCGGCACATAGTACAGTTGCTACATTTAGAAAATTGTATTCAAATGTTCGTTTAACAGGTCACGATTTCTTAAACATTGGAACTGGTGGTATATCTACTACAAATTATCCAGGAACACCATCAATAAATCCTGATTCTACAAAACAATGTGTAAATCAAAATTTAGGAAGAGTATTCTTTACAAGTACTGACCAAGATGGTAACTTTAACGTTGGTAACTTATTTGTAGTTCAACAAGCTACAGGTACTGCAACGTTATCTTCACAATATTTTGATCTTAGTGGATTATCAAGTATTACATTAACGCCTTTATCTGGATTCTCTAGTACAATTAATGAATTTTCAAACGATTCTACTTTTACAGGAGCATCTGCTAATAAAGTTGCTACACAATCTGCTGTAAAAACTTATGTTGATACACAATTAGGAGGTGGTAAAAATAGCGTAGTTGTTAACACTGCAACTATTAGTAATATTTTAATAGGTAGTGGAAGTATTACTACTACCGATTCTGGTGCAATATCATTAGGTATTACTAAATTACAAGCAAGTTATGTACCTTCAATTAATACTGATCTTACACCAAAAACTTATGTAGATCAATATGATGCTGATAACTTACAAATTATTAGTATTAATACTGATAACAACATTACAGGTTCTTCTGCAACTAGTACAACTTCTTCATTAACTTCAGGATTATATACTAACTATAATGCTGGTTCTCAAACTGTGTCAATAGATCCAACCGTAAATACTGGATTGTTATCTCACATGTTAGTAAATAATGCGGTTTCTGTAAGTATTAATACAAACGGAAGATTAATTTTAACATATAACCCTTAATAATGGAATATAAATAAAAGAGAAATATTATGGCAATTACAACAACTACACTAGGCAATCTAAATTTTAGATATAGAGGAACTTGGAACTCTGGAACTTCATATATCGTTGATGATGTTGTAGATTACAACTCTCAGGATTATGTAGCAATCGCTGCAGGTACTAACCAAACTCCAATTCCAAATAAAATTGTTAACTCATTAGTTACAACTGTATCAAGTGTATTCAATATTGATGGTGTTGCCCAACCTGTTTTATCTTTAAACAGAGGTGACAAATATATATTTAACTTAAACAGTTCTACTAACAACGGACAAGTATTACAATTTTCTGCTGCAGCAAGTAATCAATCTTCAAATTTATATACAAATGGTGTATCTTATTTTTTAAATAACGTATCTGTATCTGCTTCAGTTTTCCAAAACGTAACAACATTTAACGCAGCAACACAAAGAAGAATAGAATTACAAACAGATAACACTACACCAACAACTTTATATTATTTTTCTTTTGCTGGAGGTGCTACTTATGGTAGTTCAATTACAACTTCTGCATTTACATATTGGAGAAATATAAAACAAGTAACAAATTTTAGAGGAACTCATAACAATACAGGTCAAACATATCAAGTAGGAGATGTTGTTTATGTTCCTGTTAGAGTAAATAATAATAACTCTACATATATTGCTGGACAATATGTAACAACTGATTCTTATTATATTTGTATTGCTGCTCATACTAACTCAGGTGCAGATTCTACTTTACCTCAAAATCAAAGCGTTGCTTCAAAATGGCAACTATTAGAATCAGAACATGATTATGATGATACAACATTTACAGTTAGAGGAGATATTTTAACTGTTGGTACATTTAGTTCTGGAAATGGTTTAAGAACATCAGGAACTTATATGGGATGTATTTCAACAGGAGGTTCTGGAACAGATCAAGCTTTATTTAATATAGTAATTACAGCAGGAGGTGTAGTTAGTTCAGTTGAAGTTGAATGGCCTGGTGCTGGTTACGTAGTAGGAGACACTCTTACTGTATCAGATGCTCAATTAGGAGGCGGTGGTGCTCCTGCAATTACTTTCCAAGTTGCAACAGTAGGAAAATATGTTAAAGGTCAAACTTCAATGTATTCCGGACAACATAGAGATTGTATTTCTTTATCAAATAGAGATGGTGTTATAGGTGAGTTTAATAGATATTACAGAAAATATGGTCATTACGCTGGAAAAAATGTAATTAACCATATGACTTATATTGATGGATCTGGTGGAATTAAAACTATGGGTTCTTCTAGTAATAACGGTGTAGTAAGTGATCAAAACGTAATGACGAATATGACTTTTCCATTCTTAGATTGGTATAGAAGTACTGATAATGGTGGAACAGGTGTACATTCTACTCCAGATGGACAAGTTCCTAAATGTATTCAATTAGAAATTGGTTATAACGCAGGAATGGCTTTATTTAATAATGGAGAATTATATCATTGGGGATTTGGAACTAACGGAGAAAACGGAAATGATGCTACATCTACTGTAGCTTATCCTGTGCGTGTAGGTGGTTCTTATGCTAACGTATTTGCAGGTAATAACTCATCAACTCATAAATTTTTAAACGTTAGAATTGTTAAATGTTGGATTTCAAATAAAAATGCTGACGACACAGGAACTCATTCATGTTATGCTTTAGATGATGCGGGAAATTTATGGGCATGGGGATATGGTGGACAAGGTCAATTAGCTCAAGCTAACACTTCAAATCAACAATTGCCTGTTATAATTGTTAAGGCTACTTACTTTAACAACAATGCTATTGTAGGATTCTGGTGTTCAGGTGCTACTTATGTTCATTGTTTAGCATTAGATTCTGCAAACAGAATTTATGCTTGGGGATATAACGCAGTTGGTCAATTAGGAATTAATAACACTACTGCTATTATTAACGTACCTACAGAAATTACAAACCCATTATTCAGTGACGCTACTAATGGAAGAATTTCTAAAGTATTAAAAGATGACTATTCAGGTAATGGAAGAACAGCAATTTTAACTGACAAAGGTAAAATATTTACAACAGGATATAATTTCTATGGTTGGATGGGTAATGGTAACACAACTAACTTACAACAATTTACAATAATGGGTAGTGGACCAGGAGCTGCAACAAATAATATTTGTAAAAATATGTGGTTTACTGGAAATGGACAGTATCATAGTATATTCATGCAAGACAGAGCAGGAAATATAACTGCTTGTGGAAGAAATAACAATGGTCAATTAGGAGATAACTCTACAACTGATAGATCGTCTGTTGTAACTCCTTTATGGAGAATTAAAGCTAACAACTATGCTTTACTTGATGTAAAATATATTGGAGGTCATTCAACAGGAGATCAACATAGAACTCATGTATTAACAAATAACGGTTGGTTATTCGTTGCAGGTAGAAATTCTTATGGTTGTTCATCAATGGGATTTGATTCAACGTATGTTAATGACAGAACTAATGCTAATAACATTGAAGAAAACACAGCAGCAGTATTTCAATTACCTAGAATGTTAAATGATTCTCAAGGTAACGTAGATGAAGTACAAAGCTTTGGTTATGGTGTTGCAAGTATATATTTAAGAACAGAAATTAGAACAAAAGATTATAGATATTTAAGTGCAGGATATTCTGGATCGTCAATGAGTGGACACCATTCATCGCCGTCAGAAACAATATTCCAAGCACCATCAATAGGATAAATAGAATATGCCAGCAACAATAGATTTAGGACGTATAAAATTTTCACTACAAGGAGAATGGGCATCTTCTACTCTTTACTCAATAGGAGATATGGTTATTCATGCTAATAAGTTATGGGTAATGAAAAGAGCCTATGTTCCTAATAGTTTAAACAATTATGCTCCGGGTAAAAAAAGTTTAGGTTGGAGAGATGTTGTTACTAAAGATGATATAAAATCAAGAACATCTTATACAGATTACGATTTAATAAATTTACCAGGAACTCCAGGAGCTATGTCTGCATTAGAAAATGCAACGGAAACTTCTGAACCAGGTGTAAATGATGAGTATGGTTTTATAAATGCTAATCCAAACTTTAACTATAACTATAGACAATTTAAAAATTTAATTACTGTAAAAGTTGCATCAACTAAATTTCAGTTTGATGGATCAACTGCAGGTCTTGCTAATACATGGATTCAATTATTAGAAAATGAAACATATGCTTTTGAACAACATGATGCTTCAAATTTAAACTATGCTTTGGCATTTAGTTTAACAGCAGAACCATCAGCAGTAAGTTTAGCTGCTACAGGTTATGTAAGATACTTTTTAAATACAGTTGAAGTTTCAGAAGCAACATATTTTGCTTCATTTTTAAATTCAACAATATTCAATAAACAAAATCATAGACGTGTTGAGTTAACTGTTCCAATTGGAGCTACAGCAATATATCCATATTGTCCTGCAACTTCAGGTTTATTTACAGGAGGAGTAAGTATTCCTGTTACAAAATCATGGGAAGGTTATCTATACTGGGATGAAATTTCTACTAAAGTAAATTTTAGAGGAGAATGGAATCCTACTACACAATATTTCCATAATGATTTAGTAACTTATAAGAGTTATCAAAATCATGCACTATTTACTACTCCTTCACCTAATAGATATCAAACTGTAGGTAAAGATATTTACAGATGTACTGTTGACAATTTAAATTCACCTCCTGTAATTGGAGCAATGGATAAAACAAGATCACCATTAATGACATCAGCAACAAATACTTCTGGTCGTCTATCTACTAACGTAAACAGCAGACAAACTAAATGGGAAAATTTTTCAGGTGATGGAGACAATCAAGCAGCTGCTTGGTTTCCAAATCAAGGACCTATTGGTTGGGCATATAAACATCATCATAACCAAGGTGCAAACATTTATGCTAACCAAAAATACATAGACAAAAACGGAACTGTTTGGACAAGAGGACAAGGTACTTCAGGAGATATTGCAAACGGAGATGGTAACATTATATCATACTTCCAAGAAATTTGTTTTAAATTTAGAGATTGGGACGCTTCAGAAGATAGAAATAGAGGTGGTACACAAAACAGAAGAGGATTTAAATATACTAGACATGGTAACGTTCCAAAATGTATTCAAATAGAACAAGGTTATTCATATACATTATATCTATTTGATAACGGAGAAGTTAAACACAGTGGATATGGTGCTAACGGAGAAGGTGGACTTGGTAACTATAACAGTTATAACCAACCTGTTAACGTAAACGGTTTAGAAGATGTAAGAATTATTAAAGTTGCTACTAACATATCACAAGAACAACAAGCGCATACTTGTTTAGCATTATCAGATAAAGGTGATGTTTACGCTTGGGGTTATAACGGATATGGTCAGTTAGCAATGGGAAGATTAGAAAACTGGGCAGCTGCTAGAAAAATACCAAGAAACTATTTTGACAACAAAAAAATTATTGATATTGCTATTACTGGAAATGCTGAATCTGTGTGTTTTGCTAGAACAGCAGATGATTGGATGTACGGTTGGGGAAGAAATAACAGTGGTGTATTAGCTACTGGAGATACAACAGATAGATATCGTCCATTTAAAATGACTGGATGGGATCCTGTTGCAAATAACGGAATTAAAGTATTTCAGTGTGTTAACTATAGTAACACTGCATGTGCTTTTATACTAGATGGTAATGGTTATATTTGGAGATCGGGACATAACGGTTATGGTCAAGGTTTTGCAGCAAACCAAACTTCTGTAACAACATGGACTATTTCAACTACTGCTCCTGGCGGATCAATTGTTGATATGTGGTGTTGTCATTGGAACTCTTATACAACATTATTTGCTCGTAAAAATGATGGTACTACATGGGTTGCAGGTTATTCTGGTTCACAATATTTAGCAGGTAATAACTCTACAAGTACTGCAATATTCCCACCAGTACAATTAAATGCTCGACTTAATAATTTAAAAGAAGTTCATATTTTAGGAACTCAATCAGATACAGGAATTGCATATTACTTAATGGATAATGGTATGTTCTTAACTCAAGGTTACAATGGTAGTGGTAGTTCTTCAAATCCTCTTGCAGGATCTCCATGGAACGGTCAAGACGGTACATATATTCCATATCATACATATATACCTGCAGGAACAAGAATACAATCACTTACAGGACAAGGATTATATAGATATTCAGCAATCGTGTCACCAAACTATTTTGGTATGATAAGTTTTTGTTCTACTGAAAATGGTCAAATATTTGGTTGGGGTTATTCAGACCAATATACATTAGGACACAGTTCATGGAATAACAATAGTAATAACGGTGGTATTATGTGTAACGGTGGTCAAGGAAGATAAATAGATAATAGGAGATTAAAAATTATGGCAAATAAAATATTTCAATTAAAAAACGGTCCACTAGGTGAAAATTATATTCATCCTAAATCAATTGATCCAAATAAAACAATAGATGTTATTTTTTTAGGAACAACAGAAACTCATGCTTATTTTTCTTTTAATCCTGAAGATGTAGAAGTTACAGAAGGTCAAGGAGACTTAGATGTAAGAATTTTAGATAAAGCTGATGCAGATGATAAAGCTACATTAGACTTAATCTTAAAAAATAGTCAAGCAATTAAAAATGATCTTTTAAATATTGAACAATCAATTTTAAACAAATATACACTTGTAGAATTATTAATTTCAATTACATCAAATAATAAAACTATCACTGATGAAATAAAAGAAATACAAACTAAAAAAGAAGAACATTTAACAAAATTAGGATTCTAAAAAAATGGTAGCAATTCCAACATCACCAATAAGACTTCAATGGAAAGGTCAATGGAGATCAAGAACACAATATTTTAAAAATGATGTTTGTGTTTGGAAAGGTAAATCTTATAAATGTATTAAAGATCTTCCTATGGAATTTGTAATTAAAACCACGGGTATGGTTAACTCTAACAACTCATCATTTGAAATTCCTACATTAATTAGAAGAAGTTTTAGACCAGATAATCAAAGATACTGGGTATTATTCATTCGTTCAGTAGATAGAGTTAAATTATGGAACTGGGCACAACAATATTTTCCAGGAGAAATGGTAAGAGTTAAGGGTGCTGTTTATCTATGTACAACAACTACAAGAAATAAAAATACTTATGTAACTGAAACTGCATATTGGACACAAGTTTATCAAAGTCCTAGAAGAGCTAAATACAGACATGAAGCAATTATGTTTAATAATTCTGCTCCACTTGGTTGGAGATATAATATGGGTGAAAACTGTTGGGCAAAAGGTGATATGCAATATAAATCACAAGTTATTTGTTCTGACGGAACAGTGCAAAATTTTGGTGGACAAGATGTATTGGGAAGATCAGGAACAGGTGCTAACGGTATTGCTACATCAACAGGTTTGGGAAAACATCAACAAACAGCATTTACATTTGTTGATTGGTTAACTTCTACAGATAATGCTTCTTGGAATACACAAGATCAAACAGGTAAATTGCCTACTCCAGATGGTAAATGTCCAAAAGTTATTCAAATTGCTGCAGGATATCAAACAAGTTTATACTTAATGAATAATGGTGAAGTATATTCAGCAGGATATAATGGACAAGGTAATCTAGGAGTTGGAGATACAACTGATAGATATTTTACA